GCGACGATCTCGGTGACGGTTGCACCGTTCCACACCGCGTCGGAGTCGCCGGTGTACCGAGCCTGTGCCATCTTCTTGGCGGTGCTGGCGTCGGCAGCGAACACGACCATCGTGTCGACCCCGTCGACTCGGCGAGTCGCGGCGTCACGGTTGGCTTCGACCATGTATGCGGGCATGCTGGGTCTCCCAGATCGGTGCTTCGGTTCGGACGAATGATACCCCCGGAGGTTTCCCTCCGGGGGTTCGGTTCTGGGTCACGGGATTAGTTGCGGATGCCGTCAGCGAGCGCCAGGCCCTTCTCGCTGAAGAGGGCGAGACCGGCGTACCACTTGACACGCCAGATGTGCTCGTCCTTGGTCTCCGACTCGCCGACGTCGACCACGTTGATGCCCGCCATCTCGGCCGCGGTCAGGCCCGCGATGCCGTAGGAGCGGGAGCCGTCGTCGAGCGTGCCCGCGAAGATCGTGGTGCAGTTGCTCGACGCACCCTTGGTCTGGTTGACCGGGATGTAGTCGTTGCGGAAGATCGGCACGCCGCGGTAGGCGGGCACCTCCTGGCCGGAGGGCAGGGTGACCACCTCGTTGACCGACGCGCCGCCGAGGCCGCGGAGCAGCTCCATGTAGCTGTTGATGGTGCGGACGTTCATCGCGAAGTAGTCGACCACGCCGTCCTTGTCGACCACCAGAGCGATCAGGTCGTCCAGCACGCGGAAGGCCAGGTTCTGGCCGTCGGTGCCGGTGTTGACCTTCTGGCCCGCGGCGCACAGCGTGAGCAGACCCGCGAAGGTGTTGCCCGTGCCGTCGCCGTTGATGAGCATGTCCTGGTACTTGCGGCCCGCGTGCTTCGCCTTGCTGGCGATCTGGACGGCGGTCTGGTCGTTACCGTCGCCGCTGCGGGTCGCCTGGATCAGGCCGTTCACCTCGGCGTCGCCGATGATCGTGGTGAGCGAGCTGGTCACCTGGGTGAAGGTCGCGGCCGACTTGGCGTAGCCAGCGCCGCCGCCGACACCCTGGGCACCAGTGCCGAGGTCGGCGGTCAGGTCGGAGCCGACGCCCGACACGACCACGCCACCCTGGGCGTTCTCGCGGTTGTACGCGAGGGCGTTGCCGTTGATCCCGTCGAACGGCAGCACCTGGAACATCTGGTTGACGGTGATGATCGACTCGATCACACCAGCAACGAGCTCGTTCTGGGCGAGCTTGGCGGATTCAGCGAGAGTCACGGAAGCCATGGGTCATTCTCCTGCGATGCGGCCGCACCGGGCAGCCTGTGGTGTTTCAAGTGGCGGTTCTCACCGGCACGCTTGGATCACCCTCGCGGAGCCGACGTGGGTCAGGTCACCTGTCCCACTCACACTGAAGTCTTGTCCCGGTCTTTCGTCCGGGACAAGCGCTGAGTTCGAGAAATCTGAAGACGCTTACCGCTTCGCCTTCGCAGCGAGTCCCTTCGAGAGACCCGCGGCGATCTTCTGCTGCGGGGACATGTCCTCGGTCTTGACGACGCCGGGCCGGGTCTGGGGCGGGTTCCGGCTGGCGCTGCCCGGGGCGGCACCGCCGCCAGCGGGCGCTTCGGAGGGGAAGAGCTTGGCGAACTTCTCGATGCCCTTCATCTCCTGGACGCGCTCCGCGATCGTCATCGGCTGGCCAGTCACGCCGCTGTACCGGACGGCACCCTGGTCGTCGACGATGACGACGTCGAGCTCGCCGTTCTCCTTGGTGACGACCTTCGCGCTCTGCAGCACGAAGGGGAGCAGGAGCTCGTCAGCCTTGGCGGAGGCGATGGCGGACTTCGCATCCCCGACCACCACGCGCTGGTGGAAGGACGCTTCGGCCTTCTTCGCCCGCTCCTCCGCGGCCGTCACCTTCTGAGACCACGGCTTCTCGAGGTCGGCCTTGATCTTGTTGACGTCGACGCCCTTGAGCTGGCCCTGCAGCCCCTCGATGGTTTCCTTGACCTTCGTGGCGATGGCGGCGGGGTCCGTGCCGAACTCGCTCAGCGGAGCGAGGTCGATCTGCTGGCCCTTGGCGGCGGTGGCCTCGGCGCGGGCGGCCTTCAGGGCGCTGTTCAGGCCGGTGATGGCGGCGACGGCGGACTTGACCGCCGGGTTGTCGGAGGCGAGCTTGAAGGTCTTCTTGTCGCCTTCGGTGTGCTCGGCGTAGAGGCCCCGGAAGTCGGCGGGCACCTTCTCGATGTTGTCCACGGTCGTGTTCTGGGCGAAATCGAACTGCATATCGAACCTGTCCTTTCCGAGCATCACGCTCGCTGGGGGATCACCCCACCAGTTGCCAGCCCGCGGCGACGCTCGCCGCTGTCGGCTAGAACTCCTCTGGGTTCAGCCCCGCGGCGCGGAACGCATCCGGCCGCTGGCTCGCCAGCTCGTCGAGGGAGAGCTCGTTGCCCCTCCGATCGATGAACTGGTCGAGCCGAATCTTACCCGTCCGGAACAGCCTCGCCTTGGTCTTGCCGAGGACACGGTCCTGGAAGGCGTGGCTCTGCCGAGCGAGCCAGTCGTTGTACGATGTCTCTGCGGGCACCTGTCCGATGTTCGCCGCGGCCCAGCGGGAGCGGGCCTCCTGGACGGAGATGCCCTTCTCACGAGCAATCTCCCTGAAGTCCACCCTCCGGCGCTCCGAAGTCCTCGTGTCCGTGACGAACGGCCGCGTGCCGACGATGCCCGCCTCGTCGAGGACGGCGACCATGATCGAGCGGCAGCTCACATGGGCGGGAGGTCGAGCGTCGGGCGGCTGGAGCATCCGGCTCCCCTTCGGGAGCGGCTTGCCGCCCACAGGGGCCAGAGCTCCATCGCGGCCGCGGCAGACGGCGCTCGTCCGCCCGTCCAGCACGCTGGTCCACCGCAGGGCGAGGATGATGTCCTCGTTGCCCTCCCAGAGCGCCTCGCGGGCCGCGTTGGAGACGTGGTTGATCGCGGTTCGTACGACCGCCTCCGCGTTCCGCCGGGTGATGGCTAGGGCACCGTCGGAGTAGTTCCTGGCCCGAGTGCCGACGACGCGGCGGACGATGGTGTCGACGTCTTCGCCGTTCGCGAGGCCCATCTGGATGGCGTCAGTCAGCGCCCGCTGGTCGGCGGCGCTCAGGCTGTCCCACCACTGGCCCAGGGTGCGGCCCTGGAACGGCTGCTTGGTCACCGCGTCCCGGATGGAGTCGGTGGCGACCGCGTTCAGCGTCAGCTCGATCGGGACGGTCAGCTCGACGAGATCCTTCTCGAAGTCTGCCTCGGTGCGGCCGAACTGAAGCAGCTTGGTCCGCAGCTCGGTCCTCGCCTCGCGGATGACCTCGACCCGCATCTCGCGGATGTCCTTCAGCAGCTCCTTGAACCGGGCGCTCTGGAAGTCGATGCCACCGGCGGCCCCGACGATCTTGCCGAGCCGCTTGCGGAGCTCCTCGACGAGCTTCCTGTCAGCGTTCTCCAGGATGGCCTGAATCTCGCGGATCTGGGTCATCGTGTAGCCGCGGACGGAGATTTGCCTCCGCAGTGCTGCGTCGAAGTATTCCTGATTCGCGTCAGCCACTTGCCTAGAGCTCCAGTCGGTGGAGGATGTACTTCCGATCAGGCGACCTGCGGCTCGAGAATCCTTCGAGCTCCAGGTTCCGCTGGCTCGGCACGTTGTCCGGCATCGTATACGTCGTCACGACACGGAGCCGCTGCCTCCGGCACCAGCGGAGGCGAGACTTCAGGAGCACTCTCTGGAGATTCCGACCGCGGTGCTCGGGGAGGATGCCGCACCTCGTGAACTGAGCGGTGTCCCCGGTGACGACGAGACCCGCGTAGCCGACCTTCTTGCCGCGGCCGTCCCGGAGGATCCACCAGTGGTACCGCGGCCCGTTCATGAACGGGTCGTCGATCGGGAAGCACTGCTCGTCCAGCTTGCGGAACCATGAGCGGTCTGCGACCCTCCAGTCCCGCGCCTTCTCGGCTCGCATGCGGAACCTCCTCGCTACTCAGACGCTGCGGGATCGAGATCCTCCTCTGCCTCGCCGTTCGGCATCTCGACGGACTCTTCCTCCAGCTCCTCCTCGTTCTGCTCGAAGTTGAAGTCGTCGGACAGGACGCCGAAGCGGTGCAGCTCCTTGAGGTAGCGGGCGCGGGAGATGTCGCGGTTCTTCCGGGCTTCCTTCAGGGCGTCGAGCTGCTTGCCGTCCTGATCGGTGATCCCGAAGTCGGTCGAGATGGTCATCGTGCCGACCTGATCGGCGGTCATGCCCATCCAGGCACCGATGAACACCAGCACCTGCTGGAGCGAGGACTGGAACCGGATGGCCATGTCCTGCAGCGGGCTGGTCGTCTCGGCGCTGTCGAGCGCCCGCGCGGTGGCCGAGGCCCCGCCGGGACGCCGCTTCAGGAAGACCGCGCCGTACTCGGCCATGGTCTCCTCCTTGTCGAGGAGATCCTGGCGTCCGGCCGCGATTGCCTTTCCGGTGTGCTCGACGTAGTAGAACCGGCCCGCGGCGTCCGGGGTGTTGAGCCACTGGTTCGGTCCGACGGTGAGCTTGTCGCCGTCAACCGTGCCCGACACGGCGAGGATCGGGAACCTCGCGACCGTCAGAACCGAGGTCTGGTCGGAGCTCGACTGCCAGTGTGCGATGTTGAGGTCGGCCAGGTCGTTGAGCGGCGGCTTGCCGATCATGAACGACTGACGGTCGGCGTAGAACGTCACCAGCGGCACGAAGTTGAGCGAGTACGGGTACTGGTCGATCTGGACGTACACCGGCTTCTTCGTCTTGGGGTCGATCCGCTCCTCGAAGATGGTGACGAGACCCGGCTCGATGACCCGGATGTGCACGACGACCTTCTCGCCCCAGCCGTCCCGCACCACGTGCTCCTCGCGGATGCGCACGTGCGTGACGACCTCGACGCCGTTCACGACCTCGGCGCTGGCGAAGATCAGGTTCTCCGGCTTGATGTGCACGAGGTAGGGGCGTAGGTTGTCCCGCCGGTCGTCCTCGAGGGTGCGGGGCCGACCGTCCTCCCTGGGCTGAGCCCGCGGGAACTCGACCAGCACGTGGCTGAACGCCTTGGCGAGACCGTCCCGGAACCACGCGCGGGAGAACACCGTGATGTCGTTGCCCTGCATGTCGACGTTGTCGAGCAGCTCCTTGATCTGCTCGGGCACGTCGTCGCCGACCTTGACAGGATCCCCGAACGGCTTCCCGACCCAGGAGTCGAGCGTGAGCTGGGTCATGTTCAGCAGGGTAGCGCGGGAGAGGCGCTCCATGTACGCCTGCTGACCCTCCTCCTCGTGCCGGGGGAGGTACTCCTCGCCCGCAGCTCGCATCGCGTCGGTCCCGGCGAGCAGCGTCTCCACCTTGCGCCACATGGGGCACATTGCCTCATACGCCATTGAGGGGGTTGCCGGAGTCGGGGCTTCCTTCTTAGCCACGGGCCTTCTCCTTCAGCTTCGAGAAGAAATCCGCCACCGCTCTGATCTCCTCCGGAGAAGCGTCTGTCTTGATGCGGTTAGCCTGCCAACTCACGATCATTCGGTTGCCCTTGATGTAGCCACCCCTCGGGTCGATCCGATCGATGCTCGGAGAAGCACGGCGCGGACCAGACCCGGGATTGCTCTTGTAGTCGAGCTCTATCCCCAGCACAGGACATACGGTTGGTGGAGGCAGCAGATCGCTGAGGTCGGGATCGAACTGGACTCCGAGCCGAACAGCCCTTCGCCTCGCTTTGTTAGCCAGGATCCGGATCCTCGTCATGGGATCGCGGGCGTACCGGCGGCAGTACTCCTGGTGCTCCGTTAGCATGAATGATTGTTCGCTCGTTGACGATCCCGGGCTCGACCGACTCCCTAAATCACGAAGTTTACTTCCAGCGGCCCGTCTTGACCTCCATGCGGCGGCCGCGGAGCCGGTAGCGAACCTCGTCGCCGATGTGATCCTCAGCAGTCGTGTCGACGTCGTCGAGGTTCCGCTCGTCACGAGGAAGAACTGGGAACGTCCGCAGGAACTGGTCGCACCGCTCGCAGACGAAGAGACCGGGCTTCTCGCGGACGCCCTCGATGCCCGGGATGGCGGCCTTCAGGTACTCGCGGATCTGCTGCCACCCCTGAGCGCGTGAACCGGCACCCTTGTCCGACGGCGTCCAGAGCACGCCGACCCTCTTCATGTCGCCCGCCACGGAGCGGCCGGGCTCGTAGTCGTCGAAGATGGCCGAGTCGGCCACCCCGTACTTGCACCGGAGCCGCAGACCCCAGTCCTGCTCGCGGTCCAGGATGCCGCGGGCAATCTCCGAGGCCGGGAGCCGCATGCCCTCGTTCGGGGAGCCGAACCAGCCGTACCACTCGTAGATGCGGACGACGTCGCCCGGGACGCGACCGATGATGTGGGGACCGATCCGGATCGGCTCGCCGTTGCTCTCCGCGTACCAGCCCACGCTGAACGGGCGAGACTGGCCGTGGTCGTAGGCCCTGTCGATGCGCCAGCCCCGCGGGATCTGGTGGACAGTGAGGTTCGGCACGATGTGCGTCGATGGACGCCAGACGTCGTCGAACATGCCGCCCGCCACGATGTCCCACGAGCCATGCAGCCACGCGGCGAGCTCGCTGGGGTTGCGGGCCGCGGCCTTGATCTTGTCGATGTAGCCGGGGTCGGAGTGCAGGAGGATCTTGTTCTCGCGGAGGTCGCCGTGGATGGCCACACGCTCGGGCAGCGGCTTCCCATCCGGGCCGATCTCCCGCACGATCCTGCCGATGACGTGCCGCGGCGGGACCGGGAGGCCGAACCGGGCCTTGACCCAGTTGTGACCGACGCCGTAGGGGTTCGTCGTGCTCCGATACTTGCGTGGCATGCCCGGCCGCGTCGAGCGGGAGCACGACATCATGACCTTGTAGCACTTGTCGTCGGGCCAGGTGGTCAGCTCCTCCCAGCCGATCCAGGGGTAGGCGTGGCCGTGGTAGTTGTAGTAGTCGTCGGGGCTGCTCATGTGGCGGAACATGAGCTCCTCGCCCCCAGGCCACCGCCACCGCATCTGCGCCTCGTTGAACTGTGCCGCGGGCCAGATCCTCGGGAACCACTTCTTCGACTTGTTGACGACGTCGGCGAGCTGAGGGTAGCTCTGCCGGAACAGCACACCTCGCCACTCTGCGCCGTAGCCGTGGCCGCAGTGCTGGGCGAAGTCCATCAGCAGGGCGTCGGTCTTGCCGGGGCCGCGAGTGCCCTCGTACAGCGCCTCGAACAGGGTGCACGCGAGGAACGCCTCCTGGGAACCGGCCTGCGGTGCCCAGGTGACGTCGCGGTCACCGACGAACGGGCGAAGCTCGCCCTCGACGTCCCGCCACTCAACTGCTACCTGGCTGACTTCCATCAGGTTCCTCTTCGTCGCTGTCGCCGCTCTCCGGGGGATCAGCGGGCACGTCGAGCTCGTACTCCAGGAGTCGCTCGAACTCGGCAAGTATATTCCCGCAGACAACACGGGCCATCCTGACGCACTTCCTCTGGATCAGAGCTCGGATCTTCGGGTCGAGCTTGCTGAGGTCGTCCGCGTCGGGCTCCTCCGCCCCGCCGAAGACATCCGGAGGGTACCAGTCGCGCACCTGCTGGACCGTCTCCTGCATCTTCTGGATGACCGCGTCGTGGAACGCGCACGATCGCCGGGTCGTCGACGGGTAGCGGCCGCCGCACTTGGAGCAGCTCAGCGACTCCGCGAACGGATGCACGTCGAACTCGATCGAGCCGCACCGCGGGCACTTGTTGAACTCGCAGGCGTGCGGGCCGCCGTTCGCCACAGCCTGCTTGAGCTGGGTCCAGGGGTCGTCTCCGTACTGAGGCTGCTCAGCTCGCGTTCCCTGGGCCATCCAGCACCTCCTCGAAGATCGCGCGGGCGAGGATGTGCAGATCCTTCGCCTCGTCGGTGAGCTCCTTCGGGTCGCAGAGGGCATACACGTCCCACAGGAACGCGATGTCCGGCCCGAACATGGTCTCGAGCTCCTCCTTCGTAGGAGCCCTCTTGACTCGGAGCCGGGTGCGACCGGCGCACTCGAGGATGGTTCCGGGTGAGAATGGGCACCGCGGGTCTTCAGCCAATGGAGTCCTCCTGACCAGCCAGCTTATCAGCGAGGCCAGCCACCCGCTCGATCGTCTTGAGGGCGAACTTGACGGCGCTCGCGTCTTCACGAGAGATTGTACGCTCGCACTCCAGCCCCAGGTCCGTCACGTCGCGACCGTCGAGCAGGAGCGTGTACGCTCGCGTGTAGGTTCGCAGCGCCTGGATCAGGTGCTCGGCCGTCACCTCGCCCTTCTGGGGCTTCCGCGGGATCCTGGAGGCGTTCATCTGCCCGCAGCGGCAGCACCGCAGGGACTCCAGCCACAGGTGAATGCTCTGCTGCGCGTGACCGCAGCGGCAGCACACGAAGTGCTCCACGAGGACCGCACCCTCGCTCTCGGCAACCTTGCGGATCACCTCGAGCCGGTTGCGGACATCGACCGTGTCATCGTCTTTGGGCAACTCAGCCTCCGATGCTGATGATCTTGCGGTGAGCAACGCCCGCCTGGATCTTGATCTCGCGCAGGGCCTCGCGGGCTACCCGACCGCACTCGTCGGGATCACAGGCGTCCTGGTAGTTCACGATCAGGTGCACGGCGCAGGCGTGAGCCGTCCGCTGCACGAGGTCGTCGAGGTCGGAGGCATCGGCGTCGACCTTCAGGGTCGCCCAGAGGCCGGGCTTCTTCTTCGACCGGACGCCGACCTCCACCTCAACCTTCTTGGTCTCGGTGTCCTGCACGAGCCTCACTCTGACGTTGGGGCGAGCCATCGAGTCTCCTCCGGGGTAAGTGTGCCGCACCTCTGCGAGCGAGCAAGGCTCAGCTGCCGGTGATGTACTCGACGAGCTGGACCGACCGCATCTTCCCGATCGCGGCCTGCGCCGCGGCCTCGGCCTGCCACTTCTCGGCGTGCGAGCCGGAGCCCATCGCCATCGTGGAGCCGTCCGGTCGGCACAGGTACCAGTTCCACCGCGGGTTCTTGCCCTGGTCGGGCCGGACAACCACGTAGGCCGTGGTCGGCTGCGGCCGCAGGTGGAGGAAGACAGAGACGCAGAGGCACAGGAGCAGGGCGATGACGACGTAGATCACTTGGTTCTCCTTGCTGGTTCGAGGAATGTTACCCCTTCGGGGTGCGCACGTTCCGCTGGTCTCGGCGGAGCATGCCGACGTTCTCGGTGTACCCCGCGATGTCCAGCCAGGAGTCGTCCTTGGTCCCGTCGGCGAGGCGGCTGGCCTTCTGCAGCACGTTCAGCATGCAGACGTCCTCCG